ATTGTAAGCAAACAGAGGGTGTTTATGATTACTTAATCGTATGTGATGAAAGAAATAATACTTCTGCAAGAATTGAAAATAACGAATTGGTAGTAGATATTTACTTAAAGCCTGTTCGAGCTGCAGAGTTCATCCTTGTTAACTTCTATGCAGTTAATAATGATGTTAATTTCGAAGAGATTGTAGGTCAGTAAAGTTATATATCTGTAATACAGGAGCCTAACATTTATGTTAGGCTCTTTTTTTTGATTAATTATATGATTTAGATATAAATATTTAAAGTATGGCAGATATCAAACAAACAATACAGGACTTTTACAAAGTAGCACAATCGAGAGATTTTGCAAGAAAGTTTCAGTTTAGAATATTAGATGTATCTAATAAAGGAGCATCTGTATTTGATGAGGATGAATTAGTGTATGCTACAGGGGCTACTATACCAGGAAAAACTATTGGAGCTCAAGAAGTTCCATATAATGGTTTTACTTTTAGAGTACCCGGAACTGTTTCATATACAAACTCTGAAGCTTTTAACATTACATTTTATTGTGATGCAAATACTTCAACTCGTATAAAAATGGAAAACTGGGTAGAAGAAACCTTTAGTGACTCAACTACAACTGGTGATGGAGTATTGCATAATAATAGTACCATAACACTAGCTCAACTAGATACTCAATTTGAAGTATTGCGGACATATAAACTATTCGGTGTATTTCCTGTTACAGTGGGAGATCTAGAATACGATATGACCAATACCGGAGAAATATTGACATTCCAAGGTGGATTTGCTTATCAGTTCTTCCGTAGAGATAACGAAATCGGTCAAGTTGTAAACAAGGTCGGTAAACTACTATCATAATGTATGCCTATAGAATTATCAGAACTTGATTTGCAGAACGGTGGAACGCTAACTGGTAATTTTTACCAGTTACTAAACGAAGTCGAGACCACCCTGCCTATACCTAACCTGTTTATAGTTAAGTTTGATATTCCCGCTGTAATTTCAGATGAAGTTCATGATAACTTAGGCGAATCTCCTAATGATGGTAAAACTAATATAAATGTAGCCGCTAATCTATTTAAAGATTCTAAAATAAGCACTAATACTGGCTTTGCTCTATGTAACGGTATAGACGCAAATACAGAAACTATTACGGTTGAAAAGGTAGGTAATGAAGTTAATGGTTACCTACCCCTCTCCTTTAATAAAAATAGAGATTTTAATCCAACAGATCTTGGTTTACAATTTATAGAATCAGTGATTAGTGTATCAGATTTTATTTTTAAACCGTGGATTAGAATGGTAGCTCGGAATGGTGGCTTTTCGGATAGTAATTTGCATACTGATTTAGAAATTCTTTATTTAGAACGTTCTACTAAAACAGGTTTTTTTAACTTCTTTAATAATACAGGATCGCCTTCTATAAGAAAAATTTATACTTTTTATAACTGCCTTCCTTATACCGTAGATGCAGAAGGTATACAGACATACGCTGATAGTCCAGCTTTAATAAATAAACTTGTAAAATGGAAATTTGACAGGTATGATATTAAATTACCTAAGAAGTGAATTTTCTTGACGTACTATCATTATCTAAAAAAATAAATTCAAAAGACTATACTGAGTTTTTTAAATTTATAAATTTGAATTACAAACCCCGTACTTGTATTGATTTAATACTTAGCATTAAAAAAGAAATATTCAGCTCTAACCCAGTATATAAGGTTACAAGAAATATTAAAGGTAAATCCTATAATCTCAATTTAGAGTATAACGATTTCCTTAATGTTAAATCTGAAGATGATGTTATTATAGAGGGTAGATTCAAATATAAAGTTAATTACCCTAATGTTTTATCTATTACATCTCCACATTTAAATATCGTAAGTATAATAAAATCCATTTATATACAAAATAAGTGGATTGACATAAATTCATATGATTCTGATGATGTATATCAGATACTCTCAAATTTAGAGCTAGATGACTTTAAAATAATAAAAACAAAATATGAAGAGTATATAGATAAAATATCAAATTATACTTATATTACTTTCAACAAAATAACTGAACCACTATCTTTTGATATGATAGTGAAGTTTTTTATCGAGAATTTTTATTATGAAACGAAAAACTTGCAGCAATTATTACTTTCTCTCATGAGACATTTTAATTTTACATATAGTGATTTTAAAGAAGTAGACTTTTTTGAAGTTTTGTCACTAATTAATATAGGTAAAGAGATTGTAAAAGAAGAAAACGATGTAAATAATAAAAATGAGTAATGTAAATTTAATACTTTCAGAGTTATCTAAAAAACAAGAAGATAGTATTACTCTTCCTTTCAGTAAAAAAGAGGTAAATGTTTCTAAGCCTAAATTTAAGTTTCAAGAAGAAATTGTACAATTGTTTGAGAGTTATGATTCTGAACAATCCGCGATACTTTCTTACAGAAAATATATTAATGATTACTGTTCAACTATTATAGGTAATGACGTTAATATATTAGATAAAAGTTATTTCTTATATTACTTAGCAAGTAAACTTTCTAAGGGTAATAAATATCAAAGTATTAATGATAATATATCTAATTTAGATATCTCTAGTGTGTTTGAAATAGAAGAGGATGATATAAAATTTAAATTTATTGTAGATGTTCCGTTAATTAGTACTGAAAATAGTTTTTTACGTTTTTTCAACGCAAAGAAAAAGCTTAAAGTTGTAGAATATGCCTTTTGTGATATTTTTAGATTTGTTAAAACTATTATTATTAATAATAGCGAAAGTTTGACTATTGATATATCTGATACTGATATTAACTCTATATATAAGATATACACCTCTCTCCCTGTCGCTACGTGCAGTAGCTTAATAGATTACATTAATAATAATATTTCTTCTAAAATCAAAGAGGCTCAAAAGGATAACGATATTGAACAAGACCCGACCATATTTGTGAGTATTTAATAAATATTTACAATGGCAGAGCTAAATGCAGTTGCAAATGTTTTAGATACACTTGGTAAGGCAATTTCTGATCTAAGTACAAATATTGAGAAAAGTTTTTCTGAGTTAAACGATAACTCAGAAAAACTCAATAAAAAGCTATCTAAACAATTAGAAGAAGAGAAAAAAGGCAAGAAAAAAGAATCCCCTGAAACAGGTTTAAGAAGAGCCTTTAAGAATGTAAAAATAAATGAAAAACCTATTGTTAGAAAAGATAATACAGAATTAGTTAAATCTTTAGATGGTTTAGTTCAAAAACTACCTGAAAAATTAGAAAAATACGCTCAATCTGCAACTAAAAAGTCTTCTTTCATAAAAGCTGGATCTTTTTTAGAAAATAAAGCTCAATCTATAAAATCCAATGCAGCTTCTAAAACCGGTCTACGTGGAGGTCTTGCAAAAATTGGAGGATCAGCTACTGGAGGATTAGGTAAGTCTTTAGGTTTTCTAGGTAAGTTATTACCTAAATTAGTTAAGTTCTTAGGACCAATGGCTGTAATAGGAATGAAGCTTATAAAGGTTTTCGACATGTTAGAAGGAACCTTAGGGTTCTTAATATCAGGGGCGATTGCTTTAATTGGTACTTATATCTTTACTTGGATAGAAATAATAAAAGATATAATAAAATGGTTCAAAGAGTTACCTGGAAAAATTTATAGATTTTTCAGCGAAGACTTACCTTTACTATTTGAAGCAGCAATTATTAAACTAAAAGAAACCTTCACAAATTTATACAACTATTTACAAGAAAAAATATTTCAACCATTAGCAGATTATTTATATGAAGCTTGGGAAGGAGTATTATTATATTGGGATGAGTTTAAAGCAGCATTTAATCAAAAAATCGAGGAAATTGCTGATTCAATTTATGAGACATGGGAAGGAGTGAAAATCTGGTACAACGAACTCAAACAAAAATTTAGTGCGTGGTTAGAAGAATTTGCCGATGGATTATATGAAGCTTGGGAAGGGATCGTTGCATATAAAGATGAACTAATGGCGTCAATTAATAATATGGTTAATAATATTAAACAAGCTGCTATTGGAATGTTTACTAATATTATAGGGTGGATTAAAGAAAAAATTGATGCTGTTCTTGACATAGGTGGTAAGGCTGTTGACGCAGTAAAGGGGTGGTTCGGTTTCGGTGGTGATGAACAACCTGACTCAGTAAAAGAACAAAAGGAACTAACTCCTGAGGAATTCCCGAGTGGGGTTGTCAATCAAAATACAGTTCCTGTAATTAATATTGAGGCGAATGATGAACAAATGAAGATCATAAACGAGACATTAAAGCAAAATCAGCGTCAAAATGAAAAAGTAAATCAAACAATTGAGTTATTAATTAATACAATTGATAAAAAAGAACTTGGAACTACTGTTATTAACAATACTGCTCCTACACCAACCCAATCATATAGTAATGGTGGAAAGGTAAGAAGATAATTATATGAATTTATTCAAACTTGATAATCAACATCCCTTAACATATCCAGACGGAGCAAATTTTAAAACTGCGGTATCAAATGCACCTATAGCTAAACCTATATTAGGTAGCGAAAAAATTATAGATGTAGTTAATGACTTTAAATGGACTAAAACATTAAAAGAAGGGAGGAGTGATATACCTACTATGAGGTTAAGGGAGCGCTATGTTACTAGGAGCTCTTTCATTGGTAATCTTGCATATGCAGCAAATGTTTTTGTTGATACAACTGAGATAGCAACCGAGGCTATTGGTAATGTTGCAGGGGATTTACCAGTAGTTGGGGATTATATCAAAAAAGGATCAGAAGGATTCAAAAAATTTACAAGAGATACTGCTCAATCAGTTGGATTAGATAATAAGAATAATATACCATTACATTTAAATAGCTACTATAATTTATATGGAACTAAAGATACTGGTTTTAGATATACGTTACCTTATTTACAGGATGATTGGAAAGTAGTTACTTCTGAATGGGGCGCTGGTATGGCAGAAGGCCTAGCAAAATCATTGTTTAGTTTTACTTCTGCCATAGTAGAGGGATTTAGTATGGAATCTGCAAAAAGTTATAAGTTCCCTGAAAAGGGTCCATCGATATCAACAACATTATTTTTAGATAATACAAAGGATGTAAACCAAGATGGGCAGCTTCCATCCTGGCAGCAAAACTGGCAGCTCATATTTTTATTAGTTTATCAAAATTTACCTAATAGATTGAATCGATTTTTATCTCAACCTTCTGCTTTATATGAATTAAAAATGGATGGGTTAAATTATTTGCCATACTGCTATATACCTGAGCTTCAAGTTAAATGTCATGGAGTACGTAAACAAAAGACAGTAACATATCAGTTAAACAACGAAACTAAAGAAGTAAAAACACTTGTACCTGAAGTTTATGAATTAAATTTAAAATTCACATCTCTAATAGCAGAGTCTAAAAATTTATTTTATGAGAGTTTTTCTAACAATATATCATTTCAGCTAGAGGAATAATATGATAAAAGATTTACAATTATATCATAACGACATAGAAGAGTTATCTAAATTATCTTATACTAGATATGAGAATATTTTTCAGATAGCTAAAAATAATAATTACTATTTTTATAATATTCTCAAAAAGATAAACTTTCCAGATAATATAGATAGCAGATCTTATAACGAGGTTATTGTTAGTAGTAGTGTACCATATACTACTTTGAGTTTTAAATACTATGATACTCAAGACTTATGGTGGTTAATATGTATGGTCAATAACATCAAGAACCCAATAACAAATATTAAAGCAGGAACTAAACTCAAAATTCTATCCGTTGATGCTGTAAATCAAGTATTAGCAGCTATAGATAACACTATTAAAAATTAATGTTACCTAATATTAAAAAGAATCCATCTAAGGAAAATAGAGATATAACTATTGATGTTGGCGGTACTAGTTATATTTTAAAAATATTCTTTGTAAACAAAGATGGTTTATTTCGTGTACAAAAAAATAGCTTCAAACAATTAGAATTTAGAGATAATATTTACAATCCTTTTCTCTCTATTAGCTTAGTATTACTTAATAATAAAAACGAACTTGAAAGTAATTTAGTAACTACTCCAAAAACAGGTATAGAGAGTTTACAATACGAATTTAAAGGTAATAGTGATGAATTTGTTTTAATAACCCTGAAACCTGAAATTGAATCAGCTGGTTCAATTACTAAAAAAGATAAGTTTGAATATAAACTTGAGCTATCATGTTTTATAAAAGATGAAGAAGAGTTCGTGGAGGGAGAGAATACATATAAAATTTTTGAGTTAATGGATGTAAAATACCGTGAACTTACTTACCCAACAAAAGAATGGAGTACAAATAAAACTCTACTTAAAAACAAAAATATTAAACCAATAACTCAATTAAGTGATAATGAAAGATCAGTTCACACAGGATTAGCTTTGCAAGATGTTATTGAGACGTTTGTAAGTGATAAAGTAATTAATAAAGAGCGCTGGGATCGTGGATCCACTAAACTGTTCTATACATCTCCAATAGGTACAACTCCTATGCAGATAATGGATTATATAATAGATAACCATGCTTCTGAAAAAGGTAATAACTTATGCTTACTTAGAGAAGATAAATTCGGTAAATTAAATTTTTTGAGTGTAGAAGATATTTTTAATGGTATATCTAATAAACGTTTCTTTATGCAAGGTCCTGAGGTTGTTGGTAGTTATGAATTACCTATAGATACTGATAATATATCTGGATCAAGCATAGCTAAACCAGCTTATAAGGATATATCTCCTTTTGTATCTAATTTCCCTATAAGAAAATACAATTATTTAAATTTTGCTGCGACAAGTAGTTTGGAGCGTTTACGTTCTACCAATGTTATAAACTATGACTTCAAAAATAAAAAATATTCTTTTTTGAAAAAGGAAGGTGATATAGAAAGATGTATAAAATATTTTGATGATAATTTTTTAAACTCTGTACCGAGTAAGAAAGCAAAAGTAGCTTTTGAACCCGGGGAAAATGTTTTAAATAGAAATTTATTTACTACATTATATAGTACATCTCAGGATATAAATTCTACTAGATACGAAGGAAGAAATGAAGTAATAAAAAATTTATTATATCTTTCTAATAATATTGAAATAGAAGCTAATGGTAATTTAAATCTACGTTCTGGTAAATTTGTTAATGTAGTAAGAAAAACTGGCATTGATTCAAAATTTGAAAGAAAAATACAAGGTTATTATTTTATATTAGATACTCAACATATAATTAATAATAAAGAATATATAAGTAATATTATAGCAACTAAACCTTATTCAGTATGAGTTTAACCCCAGCAAAAACTTTAAAAGAGGAATTAATAAGTACTAAGCTCGCAGATTCAGCAGCTAATCAAATAGCTAGTATTGATAACAACAATCCTTTCTCTGTTTATAAAGATCATTTTGATTTATACATTCAATATGAAAACACCAAAACAAAAAATGACCCTATAACTAGTGAAGTAGAGTTTTGGAAAAACAATATTAGTAAATTTGAGAGTCTGGAACCTGAATTCATTTTATTTTGGATGCGTAAATTATCAAATGCTAATCCTCAGGTTTTAGAGGATTTGAAAGATAGTTTAAATATTGAAACCTCAACCTTACAAACTTTAAGTGATAGTTTGGGTAATATATTTGATCAAGATATAACAATAGATAGTAGGTATACCCCTATGTTTGATATTGATTTTGATAGTAATAATCCCTTACCTTATAATAACATACTTGATAGTAAGTTGAATTTTCAGTATAAGAAAAATATATCTCAATTAAGTACTAAAGTAAATAGCTTATTCAATCAAAATATAACTAATATAGTACAGCCATCCTCCCCTAAAGTACCACACGGAGGCAATCTTGTAACTGACTTTACTCATATAAATAGAATTGCAGAAAATAAACCAACTTTTTATGCAACAATAGCTGATAAGTTAGATAGTTCATACGAGACGTTTGTGTTTTTAGCTAATTATAAACTCAACAATTTACAAGAAGTAGTCAAAGTGGAGTTTGATAATAATGTAGAGGGAGTGTCTGTTAGAATCGACCTTAAAGGTGATAAAATTCAAACCGAGAAGAGTGTCAATACTAAAGATCTACTCATCTAACTTTTCAGCATCTACATTAATAACATCTTTACCGTCTATTAATTTCTTCAGTACATCCTCTCTGGATATTTTTAATTTATGTTCTTGCTCACTATTTTGTAATATTTGCTTAGATTGAATATCTAATTGTTTTACTTGCAATTGAGTTTTAGATTTCTTATCCTGTGTTACAAGCTTATTAAGAGTTTCAATGGCACCAGTAGATGCTTTAATTAAATCGGCAAGAGATGAAACATTATCTGCATCGGGAACATGAAAAACAACTTCTTTCATGTTATCAATCATTTCCATGCTATCTTGTATGAGTTTTGCTGATTGATCTATAATAAATTGCTCGACTTTTTCTTTTTCTAGAGGTTCGATATCTTCCTTATTAGCTATCTGCTTAGCTTCTTTTGGAATTTCTTTGAGCTGTGCTATAATATCATTAGCTTCATCCATAGGAGTATTTAATTGTGGGAGCTAAAAAATAAACCTTGAAATAGAGTAAGAAAAATATATCATATAATTATGACCGATGAAAATATAAATTGGAACATTGTAGATAAACCGTACATCAACGTAAGATTCCTCAAAACTCATGATGATGCTGTTCTCCCTAAAGTTAATAATCAAGCTTTTGGAACAGGAGATTCTGGCTACGATATTTTTAGTGTTGAAGAAGTGGTTGTACCCGCTCGAGGGAGCGTTGTGGCTCCTGTAGGTGTTACCGTCGCTGATATCTCACCTGGTTATTGGTTTAGAATCGAGCCTAGATCTGGCCTCGGATTTAAACATAATATTCAACCTCATTTAGGAGTGATTGATAATCAATATCGAGGTGATCTAGGAGTTAAACTCTACAACTTCAGTGATGTTGATGTTTCTATCGAGAAAGGAAAAGCGATCGCACAGTTTGTAGTTTACCCTCTCGTACAAGTATCTGTTGACTGGTCAACGGAAGTTACCGAGACTGCTAGAGGTAATAATGGTTTTGGTTCATCTGATAATAAGTAACTTATGGAACTCACTGACATCTGGGTAGAAAAATATAGACCGAGTAAATTAGATGATGTAGTTTTATCTGAAGAGACTAGATCTTATTTCAATAATATCAAGCGGACTGGTAATTTACCGAACTTGCTTTTAGTTGGCACCCCAGGTGTCGGTAAAACTTCTTTAGCTAAAATTATTATCAGTGATATACTTAAGGTACAGTATCTTTACATTAACGCGTCTGATGAAAATGGTATTGATACTATTAGAACTAAGGTTCTAAATTTTGCCCAGACGCAGAGTTTATTTAATAATATCAAAGTAATCATTCTTGATGAGTGTGATGGGCTCAGTCTAGATGCACAAAAGGCGCTGCGTAATAGCATGGAAGAGTATCATGATATTGCAAGGTTTGTATTAACTGCAAATTATCAGCATAAGATAATTCCTGCTTTACAATCTAGATGTCATGTATTTGTTTTCAACCCACCTAAGGAGGATTATGTAAAGAGAATTGTACATGTAGTAAATCAGGAGAAAATAAGCATAGAAAAAGATATTTTATCTGAAATTATTAATAAATCTTATCCCGATTTACGTAAATGTATTAATAACTTACAGAAGTTTAATATATCTGGTAAACAGATGAGTGTACTTAATAGTGCAGAGGCCGTTGTATCTTCATGTCTCTCGTTAGTTAAGAGTAATGATATGTACAAGGCACGTAAACACATCATCGAAAACGAGAGCGCGTTTGGAAATGATTATGACACTCTATTCAAAGCATTATTCGATCACTTATATGCAAACAAGCTAAAGTTATCTGATCAAAAAAACAGAGACTGTATGATTACAGTCTCTGAGTACTTTTATAGAAATAATATTGTTATTGATAAAGAGATTAATTTCTACACTTGTCTTATAGAATTATCAAGACAAGTATTTTGATGTGTAACTCTCACCGGCTAATTTGTAATTACCGTTATCTATTTTAGATTTATTACCTACTGCTACGTCTTGATCTTTCACAGGTTCAGGCTTAGCAGTATTTTTTTCTTCCTTCTCGTTGTTTTTATCTGTTCTAGTCGCTCTATGATCTGAAGAACTCATATCGAATTCCACTAATTCTATAGGTATAGAAAGATTATTTGTATAAAATCCAGGAGCTTCTTCCACAGTAATATCTGCAATATACTCTTTCGAGCCTAGAGCGTTGGTCTCATACTGTGTAGACTTTATCGCACTAAAAAGAATATATTTCCCAGCTTCTTGTAACTGGATAATATTTTCTACATAAGCTTTCCTGGTTTCATCTAATTTTTTATACCAGTCAGAGCTTTTCACATTAGAGCGGATCTTTACGTAATCTCCTGGGATCGCGCTAGTTTTACTGAAACGCTGGTATACTTCATTGTATATTTCGATAAATTTTCCCATTTTAATTATTTATGCTTTTTGTTTTATTATTAAATAATTAAAATGGCTATTAGTTTAGACTTTTTAGATGAAAATAAGTTAAAAGATAAGACAACTACGTTCTCTTATAGTGATCTTGCTTTAGATTTTGAATTGAGCTCAGATATTAATAATAAACCATTAAATCGAGCAGATAATAAAAAAGATGTTAAGCTCTTATATGATGAACAAGCTATCTATCAGAGTATACAAAATATTTTCAATACAATACCAGGTCAAAAGATACTAGACCCTGAATTTGGTTTAGATTTAAGACAATACTTATTTCAACCTATAAATGAAAATACAGGTATACTTATAGGAGAAACTATACAAGAAAAATTACCTTTATACGAACCGAGAGTGACTGTTCATCGAGTTAATATAAAAGGTAGACCTAACCAGAATGAATATATTATAGAGTTAGTTGTCGTTATACCAACATTAAATAATAAAGAACAGTTAGTTAAAGGAGTTTTAGATACTCAAGGATTTAGATATAATTAACCATGGATAATATAACAGAGTTTAATTTACCTACAAATAGCTACGCATCATTTGATGCGCAAAGCATGAGAGACTTAATTATTGATAGGCTCAATAACGATTCCTCTATTTCGTTTACTGACCAAAACTTCCAAGGTAGTAATCTGAACGCTATGATTGATATAATATCATATTCTTTTCACACTTTACTATTCTATCTAAATCAAACAAGCTCAGAAGCAGTGTTTACAGATGCGCAATTATACGAAAATATGAATCGTATAGTCAAGCTAATTGATTATAAACCTTTAGGTAAACAAACATCTGTAGTATCTACATCTATTAAAGGAACTGCTAACTTATCTTCAGGATATTATACTTTACCTAAATTTTCATTTGTCACGTCAAATGGTAAGACATACTCCACTACTAAAGATTTGACATTCCAAAAAATCAATAGTTCAGTAGCTGAGACATTATCTGCTATAGATAGCTCTCTTTTTTATGAAGGTCAAGTTAAAGAATATCCTGATATTACAGCTATTGGAGAAGATTTTGAAACAGTAACATTGTTACCAGGTGATAATATAAATGTTGATCATTTTAGCACATCTGTTTATGTTAAAGAAAATTCAACTAGTACCTGGTATGAATACAGGAGAGTTCCTTCTTTGTATCTAGCTAAACCAAATGAACGTGTTTTTGAAAGTAGATTAAATCAAAATAAAAATTACGAAATAACTTTTGGTAATAATATTAACGGTAGAAGCCTCGTAGCGAATGAAATAATAGGTATTTATTATATTGGTTCTACTGGTACAGAAGGTCAAATTACAAAAAATACATTTTCTGATACTTCTATCAATGTCTATAATACAACTCGATACGATAATATATTTGCAAATATAAAGGATACTACTTTAAATTATGTAACAGTTAATGATAGTGTTGATATAAAAGTAACAAATACCGATGATAGTACTTTATATAGTGAGGAAGAAAGTGTTGAAGATATTAGATCTAATGCGCCTAAATTTTTCAGCTCAGAATATAAATTAATTACTAAAAATGATTATGAAAATTTTATTGATCGTAATTTTAAAAATTTTATATATGATATAAAAGTAAGTAATAATTCTGATTATTTAAATATATTTAAAAAATATCTATCAGATGATTTAAATTTAGAATCATATACTGATTATAATAATGCCCTATATAATCAGTATAATTTCAGTGATAGTTTTGATGTTAATAATATTTTTGTTACTATTGTACCTAAATTCAAAAAAGATAATTCTGTAGTAAAGAGATCTAATTATGTATCTACAAGCTTAAAAAATGAAATACTATATACTTTAAGCGATTATAAATTAATTAATAGTGAGATAACGTTTATTGATCCTGTTTATTTAGCTACAGACTTACTACTGAAAGCGGCAAATGAGCTTAATAGAGTTGACTTTAAAGATGTAACTGAGCTCAGAATTGTGAGAAACTCTGCGACAATAGCTAACGATGATACTATTAAAAACAAAGTATCTACTATCATTACAAATTATTTTAAT